TGCAATTATTGCAATCTTCACTTGCTCACGCACTGCTTCATCCCCTGTTTTTTTCTGTAACATTGCCGATGTTACTTTTTCGGCACGTAGCATATCGCAAGCAATAACCCACTTATTTGCACTGGTAGCATCGGCATTTAGTGCGCCAGTTATTGCCGCTAGGGTTTTCCCCGTTATATGTATCGCCTTCTCGATGACTGGTGCGACTGTATGCGTTAGCATTGCCGCCACGGTCTCAAATGCGTTTGGCTGTTTTGTGATTTTAGTAGTAGTCTTCATGATGATTTTCCCTTTGTACCAAAGTAGCGCAAGAATGATGCGCCTTAAACTTTGATACCTCTATTATCGTGGTTTTGCTAGGTTATGTCAAGGTTTAATAACAAGTAATGACAAATACTATCAAGTAGTTATACTATGGTATAACTCAAAATGGAATGTTCGATGTTGTGCCCCTACAGTACCCCCACACCCCTAAACGTACAAAGACACTCTTTGCTGCTAGAACTCCTATTTTGCACAATCACACAGCATTTTTTTAAGGTTACCCCCCACCCCCTCATATTGCGCAAGGCCCCCCCATGCAAAAATAGTACCCCCCTATAAAAAATTTTTTATAAAATATTGACAGCCACTTCAGTTTTGTGGTAATATATACTCTTCTATGAGGCATCCCGCCACATATGCGCACAATTTGATATGACATTGGTCTGTACCCCTGACATCGGTGTGGCTCTGCCACCGGAAGGTTTAGCATACCCGCAACTGCGTGAGCGTGCGGATGCCGCCTGTGCGACCGTCGACGTGCTGTTGGAGGCTGGGATGGACCCCGCGCGGACATTACCAGACGACGAAGACATGAGTGTCGCTGCCGCCGTGGTTGAGGCGTTTGCCAAAGATGAGCAATATGCCAGCCAAGCACTAACTACCGGCAGAATATCTACCATGACCCCAGCATCTCTGTTGATGGTTAAAACGGTGCTGGATGAGTTTGGGCACGCCGTGGTTGAAAGGGCCGTGCATATCCGTCATGTAGTGACAAATAAGCTGCTTTTGGAGTCCGAGAACCCCGACCCGCGGGTGCGCATCCGTGCGTTAGAGCTGCTTGGCAAGATCAGTGATGTAGGGCTGTTTTCCGAACGCACTGAGGTCACTATTACCCACCAGTCTACAGACGAACTTAAACAAACCTTGCGCGACAAGCTCAACAAGATGCGTGCCAAGATGGACGTGGTGGATGTCACCCCCATAGCGGCAGCCCCGATCAATTTAGATGAAGAGTTGGGTATACCTGCACCCTCTGCGGAAAATACCGCCGCAAAGGCCCCAGAAATGTCGGGTTCGGAGGGTAAAGAGTGACACCCACCCTGCACTCAGAAGACCTCTCTGACGAGGACGTTGACTTCATGGTTGACCACATCGAGCAGTTTGACCCTGAGGATCGTGCAGAAATAGTAGCCGCAGCAAACGCACTGGCAGACCGACGACACGCAGCGGCTTGTTACACAGACTTAATTGAGTTTTGCAAGCACATGCAGCCCGACTACAAGGTAGGTAAACACCACCGCATCTTGGCAGATCTGTTGATGCAGGTTGCTGAGGGTCGCAAAGACCGCCTGTGTGTAAATATCCCCCCGCGCCACGGTAAGAGCCAGCTTGTGTCGATTTATTTCCCTGTGTGGTTCATTGGTAAATACCCTGATAAGAAGGTTATGATGGTGTCTCACACGACCGACCTGGCAGTTGACTTTGGGCGCAAGGTCAGGAACATTATTGACACAGACACATACCGCGAGATCTTCCCAACAGTGACCCTTGCGGCAGATTCTAAGTCCGCAGGGCGCTGGAATACAAACGCCGGGGGCGAGTATTTCGCTTGCGGGATTGGTAGCTCAATCGCAGGTCGCGGTGCGGACCTGCTACTCATTGATGACCCCCACTCTGAGCAGGACGTGTTGAACGGAAACTTTGAGGTATTTGACAAAGCCTACGAGTGGTTTGCATACGGTGCACGTACGCGCCTGATGCCTGGAGGTCGTGTAGCAATCGTACAAACCCGCTGGCATTTGGCAGACTTAACGGGGCGGGTGATCAAAGATATGGGTCAGAATGAAGGTGCTGATCAGTATGAGGTAGTGGAGTTTCCCGCTATTCTGGATACCACACAAGCAGATGGCTCTGTTGTTCAGAAACCGCTGTGGCCTGAGTTTTTCGATATGACTGCGTTGCTACGCACTAAAGCTTCGATGCCGCTGTTCCAGTGGAACGCACAGTACCAACAGAACCCGACCGCTGAGGAGGCGGCGCTCGTCAAACGTGAGTGGTGGAAATATTGGAAAGAGGAAGAACCCCCCCAGTGCGAGTACATCATCATGTCATTGGACTCCGCAGCAGAAGCGCACAACCGTGCAGACTTTACTGCACTCACCACATGGGGGGTGTTTCTTAACGAGAAGGAAGACCGATACAACATTATCCTGCTCAACTCAATCAAGCGTCGGGTGGAGTTTCCTGAGCTTAAGCGTCTATGTTATACCGAGTGGGCTGAATGGGAGCCGGACGTGTTTATCGTGGAGAAAAAGTCCTCAGGTACGCAGTTATACCAAGAGATCCGTCGCACAGGTATACCTGTGATGGAGTTCACCCCACACCGGGGTACGGGGGATAAAACAGCGCGACTAAACTCAGTTGCTGATATTATCCAGTCGGGGCTTGTGTGGGTGCCAGAAACACGTTGGGCGGAGGAGTTGGTTGAGGAGATCGCGGGGTTCCCGTTCGCCGCAAACGACGACTTGGTGGACTCAACGGTGATGGCGCTTATGCGCTTCAGGGCTGGGGGGTTTATTAGGCTGCCCGACGACGAGCCAGAGGAGGTGCGCTTCTTCAAAGCGAACAGGTACTCTGGGGATAGTAAGTATTACTAAGAAGCGCCGCCCGGTGTATAGGAAGAAAAAATTAACCCGCAGTAAAAAAGGAACATAAATATGGCTACAAATATGATGGATAAGGGGGTGTACACAGCGCCAACAAGTATAGAAGACCGGGTGGTAGCCGCGGGTGCAGCCACACCCATAGAAATTGAGGTTGTTGACCCCGAGCAAGTCATACTGTCTGATGGCAGTGTGGAGATCACGTTGGGGGGTGACATCGCCGCCGAGTGTGAGTTCGATGCCAACCTCGCAGAAGATATGGATGCGAGCGCGCTCATGACACTCGCTGATGACCTCGATGGGATGCTCACCGCTGACATTAACAGTCGTAAAGATTGGGCGGACACATTCGTCAAAGGCTTAGAGGTTCTGGGACTGCGGTATGAGCAGCGCACCGAGCCTTGGGACGGGGCGTGTGGGGTGTTCTCTACATTATTAGCGGAAGCAGCTATCCGGTTCCAGTCGGAAGCAATCATGGAAACTTTCCCTTCTTCGGGGCCTGTGAAAACGGAGATTGTGGGCGCTGTCGACAAGATGAAAGAAGAAGCCGCCGAGCGCGTGCGTATGGACATGAACTTTCAGTTGACTGAAAAGATGGTGGAGTATCGCTCCGAGCACGAACGCATGTTGTTTAATCTCGGGTTAGCGGGGTCTGCGTTCAAGAAGGTGTACTACGACCCGGGGTTGGGTCGACAGGTATCTATGTTTGTACCCGCAGAGGACATTATTATTCCTTATGGGGCTTCCAACATTGAGACCGCCGAACGGATCACGCACTTGATGCGTAAGACTAAGAACGACGTGCGCAAGTTGCAGGTGGCGGGGTTCTACCGCGACGTTGAGTTGGGTGATCCCGTCAACATCAGTACTGACGTTGAGAAGAAAAAAGCAGAGGAGCAAGGCTTCGCTATTACCCAGGACGATGACCGCTATCAGTTCGCCGAGGTCCATATAGACTATGACTTACCGGGGTATGAAGACGTTGATGGTATTGCCCGCCCCTATGTGATCACCTATGAGCGTGGCACCAAGGAAGTATTGGCAATTCGCCGTAACTGGAGGGAAGAAGATGAATACAAACTCAAGCGTCAGCACTTCGCGCAGTACAACTACATTCCGGGCTTTGGTGTCTACGGTATGGGGCTCGTGCATATCATTGGTGGTTATGCACGAGCAGGTACTTCCATCATTCGTCAGCTTGTTGATGCTGGCACTCTATCTAATCTACCTGGGGGGCTGAAGACCCGCGGTGCCCGCATCAAGGGGGACGACACGCCCATCGCACCGGGCGAGTTTCGAGATGTAGATGTACCGAGTGGTGCGATCAGGGACAACATCATGTCCCTACCATACAAGGAGCCGTCACAGGTTCTGGCGGGGTTGTTGGATAAGATAACTGGCGAGGCACGACGCCTTGGGTCTATCGCTGATATGCAGGTGAGCGACATGAGCGCTAATGCACCAGTGGGTACCACCCTCGCGCTGCTTGAGCGACAGCTTAAAACAATGGGGGCCGTGCAGGCTCGTGTGCACTACGCCATGCGGCAAGAGTTTAAGCTCTTAAAAGAAATTATCCGCGACTACACCCCGGAGGAGTACAGCTACACACCAGACTTCACGAAGGACCGCGAGATTAAACAACGCGACTATGACATGGTGGATGTAATCCCCGTGTCTGACCCCAACAGCAGTACGATGGCTCAGCGCATCATGCAGTACCAAGCCGTGTTGCAGTTAGCCAGCCAAGCACCGCAGATATACGACCTGCCTATATTGCACCGCCAGATGATTGAGGTGTTGGGTGTGAAGAACGCCGACAAGCTCGTACCAGTCGAAGATGATATGAAGCCGCGTGATCCGATCAGCGAGAACATGGACATACTCAAGGGTAAACCCGTGAAGGCGTTTATACACCAAGACCATGATGCGCACATCGCTACACATGCAGCGTTTATACAAGACCCCATGATCACACAGCAGATGGGGCAGAACCCCAAAGCGCAGATGTTATTTGCCGCTGCGCATGCGCACCTTGCCGAGCACCTAGGCTTCGCGTACCGACGCCAGATTGAAGAGCGTCTTGGTGTGTCTATGCCCGCCCCCGATGCCGAGATGCCCCCCGAGATGGAGGTGCAGATGTCGCGCATGGTGGCGCAAGCCAGCCAGCAGTTACTTGATGTCCACAAGGGGCAGGCAGCCCAGCAGCAGGCTCAGCAGCAAGCCCAAGACCCGCTGGTACAGCTCCAGCAAGCCGAGCTACAACTCAAGGGCAAGGATGTGGAGCGCAAAGCTGTAAAAGACGCACAAGACGTGGATCTCGCACGCGAGAAGTTGCGCTTGGAGAAAGAGCGTATTCAGGTTCAGAAAGACAAGGTTGGTGTAGACGCAAACCTGCGCACTGCGCAGATTGAAGCCACACTCGCCGCAAAGATAAAAGGAGTGTAAACAATGGATGAAAGAGTATTGAAATTGGTGGCGGATAAGACAAGCCAGCGGTACCAAGAACTGCTAGAGCACATGGGTTCGGGCACATGTAAAGACTATGCGGAGTATCGTGAACTTTGTGGGGTGTTGAGGGGCATGCTCTACGGTAATCAAAACATTGAAGAGTTCTTAAAACGTGTAAAGGAGGGTGAGCATGAGTGAATTTTTAGCGGGGCAGGCAATTGACCTATCAGGTCTCTTGAACAAATCTGAGGAGGATAAAGCAACACAGTTACCAACCCCCAGGGGGTATAAGATTTTAGTAACGTTGCCGCCTGTGGAGGAGGCATACGGGGATAGCGAGGTGGGGATAATTAAATCCGCACAGTCTATGTACCATGAACAACTTTTGACAAACGTGTTGTTTGTTGTGGGGTTGGGTGATATGTGTTACTCAGACAAGGTGCGGTTCCCAAGCGGTGCTTGGTGCAAGAAGGGGGACTTCATTCTTTGTCGTGCCAACACAGGCACCCGCTTCAAAATTCACGGTGTTGAGTTTCGTCTGATCAACGATGACTCAGTAGAGGCAGTGGTTCAAGATCCCCGAGGTATCGGGCGAGTAAACTAAGGAGAAAAATATGGCAATGGAAGAATTTAAGTTCCCTGACGAGAATATCGTTGGTAAGGGTAAGAACACGGAAGAAGAGGACGCTCTTGAGATTGTGGTCGAAGGCGAGGACACCCCCATCAAAGTTGAGATCAAGGACGACACTAGCCCTGAAGACAGGGGGCGCCGCCCGATGACCGAGGCTCCGGAGGAAGTCACTGAAGAAGAACTTATGAAGTACAAGGACGTCAAGCTACGTGATCGTTTGGCGCACATTAACAAGGGGTATCACGAGGAACGCCGCGCTAAGGAACGCGCAGAGCGTGAGCGTGAGGAAGCACTTGTTATTGCCCAACGTATCCTGCAAGAGAACGAGCGACTCAAAAGTTCAACACAAAACGACCAGAAACTTTTACTGGAGCAAGCCAAAGGGGCCGCTGGTAGAGAGCTGGAAGAAGCTAAGCGCAAGTACAAAGCTGCATATGAGTCTGGTGACGGGGATGCGGTTACTACCGCCCAAGATGAATTGATGTCCGCTAGGCTCAAAACAGAACGTTTAGCAAATTTTCGTCCTAGGGCTTTACAACCACAACAAAATGTGGTACAAACCGTACCAAGTCCCCAAGCTCCTGCGAGTGGGGAGCCCAATCGAGATGAAAAAGCGGAAACGTGGAGAGAGCGTAACCGCTGGTTCAACAAGGATCGGGAGATGACCGGATTCGCACTCGCAGTGCATGAGCGTCTGGTTGAGGAAGAGGGCATCGACCCCCGGTCCGACACGTATTACGAGCGTATAGACACTCGAATGCGCGAGAAGTTTCCTGAAAAATTTCAGGATGGCAGCGGTGGCAATGAAAAACCCACACGTCGCTCGACAGTAGTTGCTCCCGCAACGCGCAGCACAGCGCCAAAAAAGATCGTGCTGACGCCAAGTGCAGTGAGTATTGCTAAGCGGCTTGGGATTCCACTTGAGCTTTACGCGAAGAAAGTCGCAGAAGGAATGAGGAACGAATAATGGCTGAAAACAAACTAACTCAACAAACTCGTGAAGATCGTGACCAAGGATCCCGTGTAAACACGGCGCGTCCTATGACTTGGGCACCACCTACACTGCTCCCTGATCCTAACCCCCAAGAAGGTTGGGCATTTCGTTGGATTCGTGTTGCTACACAAGGCCAGAATGACCCCATGAACCTCTCGTCTAAGTTCCGCGAAGGTTGGGAGCCCGTACGTGCTGCTGACCACCCCGAGATTCAGATTTTTATTGACCCAACAAGTCAGTTCAAAGATAACGTCGTCGTGGGTGGTTTAATGCTCTGCAAAACCCCAATTGAAATGGTCGCACAGCGCGATGATTGGTTCCGCAAACAAGCGGACGCTCAGGTGCAATCTGTTGACAATAACTTCTTGCGCGAAAGCGATCCTCGTATGCCGCTCTTTAATGAGCGTTCTACGAAGGTTACATTTGGTAGAGGTATTTAATTAGGAGTAAAACATGGCTTATCCCACTGTCTCCGCACCCTATGGCTTAAAACCCGTCAATCGAATTGACGGCATGTCATACGCTGGTGCGATCCGTCAGATTCCTGTCGCTGCTGGTTTCGCAACCGCCATTTTCAATGGTGATACTGTGAAAATCGGCACTGACGGGTATCTAATCAAGTCTACGACCACAGACTCTGGCACCATCGTTGGTGTTTGTGTTGGCGGTTCGTATATTAACTCGTCTGGACAACCTGTACAAGGTCAGTACATTCCCGCAGGTCAATCGACCTCCACCAACTTGGCTTACGCCTATGTTGTGGATGATCCGACGGCTCTGTTTAAGGTAGCTGTTGTAGCTGCCGGTTCTACTACGATGTCGTCCGCTGGGCGTGCCGTAGTTGGTTCTAACTTAGCGTTGGTGTTGAACGCCGGTTCTACTACTACGGGCGACTCCGCCTTTGGCGTGACGACCACTGGTGGCGGTACTACTGCTACTATCCCCGTTCGTGTGATCGACGTGGTGCCTGAAACGGCTACTGCTGCGGACACCTACGTTGAACTGCTGGTGAAAATTAACACACACCAGTATAACGACACCACCGGTGTTTAAGGAGTAAATAAATGGCTATTTCACGCGCACAACTACTTAAAGAGTTGCTCCCCGGTCTGAACGCTTTGTTCGGTATGGAATATGAGCGATATGGTGAAGAACACAAAGAAATCTACGAAACTGAGACTTCTGAGCGTTCTTTTGAAGAAGAAACTAAGATGTCTGGCTTTAGCGCCGCACCTGTCAAAAATGAGGGCTCTGCCATTCAGTATGACAATGCGCAAGAAGCATGGACCGCTCGCTACACACACGAAACCATTGGCATGGGCTTCTCGATTACCGAAGAAGCTATGGAAGATAACTTGTATGACAGCCTGTCGTCTCGTTATACCAAGGCACTGGCTCGTGCTATGGCATACACTAAGCAGGTCAAAGCCGCTTACGTGTTGAACAATGCGTTCAACTCTGCGGTGACTTACGGTGACGGCGCTACTTTATGTAGTACTGCACACACATTGATCTCTGGTGGCTCCAATAGCAATCGTCCTACGACTGGCGCTGATTTGAATGAAACATCGTTGGAAAACGCCGTGATTCAGATGGCTGGTTGGACAGACGAACGGGGTTTGTTGCTTGCTGCTCGTCCTAAGAAATTGGTCGTTCCTCCAAGCCAGATGTTCGTGGCTACCCGCCTGCTCGAAACCGAGCTGCGCGTCGGTACAAACGATAATGACCTCAACGCTATCAAGAACAACGGCTCGATTCCTGAGGGATACCGCGTCAACCACTTCTTGACCGACACAAACGCATGGTTCTTGATGTCTGACGTACCTAACGGTTTGAAGCATTTTGTCCGCACTCCGCTGACTACCGGCATGGACGGTGACTTCGACACAGGCAATGTCAGATATAAAAGTCGTGAGCGTTACTCGTTTGGCGTTTCTGACCCGTTGGGCATCTTTGGATCGCCTGGCTCGTCTTGATAAAAAGGGGGATTGCTCCCCCTTTTTATTTTTATTTGGTGTATACTGACACCAACCGGGATTTTCCGGTGTGTTTGACAGGCCCGGCTGGCGACATGCAGACAAACACACCTTAACTCGCATGTGAGGAGACTATTATGGGAATCGCAACTCATCTCGGCCCGTGGCTTTTAGGTACCAGCCGATATACAACAGGTACTACTGCCGCAGGCACCCGCAACACTGGCGCAACTCAGGTTGCCCAGACTAAAGTTGTCAACTATAACGATGCAGACGATACCAATGCGTTTGCGTTACCCGCCGGTTCATTGATCTTGGGATTCAAGTTCATTACGACCACCACCTTTGATGCTGCTTCCACTGTCACTCTGTCAATTAGCGGTACCGCTATTACTGGTGCGTTGACTGTGACTGCACCTGGTGTATATTCTTTCGTCGCTGCCGCCACCGAAGCAGGCACTGCGTTGTGGGCTACTACAGGTACTACCGACAAGTTCGTGACTTACACAGTATCACAAGGTGCATCCACCGTTGGTGTGGGTACGTTGGTTGCTGAATATGTGGTTCGTAACTCTGACGGCACGATGTATCAGTCCGCCGGACAGAACTAACAGGAGTGTGCCATGAGCATGCAGACCGATGTAAATGCCCTCTCGCTGGCTACATCAGGCGCGGTGGCCAACACCCGTACACGAGTGCGAGGTATGGTCGTTGAGCCCGGTGCTTCAGCGGGTAGCGTTGTCCTAAAAAATGGTGGTTCCTCTGGTACCACTGTGATGACAGTCAACACCCTTGCAGGGGGGGCGCCTTTCAATATCGTGATTCCCGCCGAGGGCGTGTTGTTCACGACTGATACCTACGCCACACTAACGAACGCCAAAGTAACGGTGTTCTATGACTGATACAGAACACTCCGTAGACCTGCGGGGTCGCATCCTGATGGTTGGCATCCCTGCCTATGATGGTAGGGTCAACCTCAAGACAGCCTTCGCCCTTGCGAAGCTATCTGCACTCGTCGATAAGATGGGTGTACAGCTGATGCTCACACAGGTTTCGGGGTGCTCTATTGTCACAAAAGCGCGAAACTCCATCGTGCACGAGTTCTTGAAGTCCAACGCAACAGACCTCCTGTTCGTCGACTCGGATGTTATAGTGACTGAAGATGCGATTTTACGCCTTTTGGCCTTGAGTGGTGGTAAAGACATCACCGCGGGGGTTTACCCACGCCGTGGCGCAGACAGGAAGTTCTTCTTGGACATGTATTACGGCGAAGACGAACAGTTTGAGTTTGATGCAAATGGTATGGTGCGGGTGTTGCGCATTGGTACCGGGTTCATGCTCATTCGTCGCCATGTGTTAGAGCGTATGGTCAGTAACCACCCCGAATGGCAATACTATAACAACGTGACCACCTACACCGAGTCCGCAGTGTTTGATTTCGCCGTGAAAGACGGGGAGTATTTCGGTGAGGACTACCTGTTTTGTGACCGTGCAAACACAGAGGGTTTCACGGTGTTCTTAGACCCTTCCATCAGCCTGCCCCACGTAGGTACCGAGACGTTTGAACGCGACTTCATTGAAGACGCACTCAAGCCTATGATACACCAACTGAAGGCGCAACATTTGAAAGTGGTAAATGGGTAATGCAGAAAAAGCTGGTGGGGGTGGAAATGCCTTCAATTAGCAAGAAGCAACACAATTTCATGGCTGCGGTGGCTCACAACCCTGCGTTTGCCAAGAGAGCGGGGGTCCCACAGTCCGTGGGCAGAGAGTTCAACACGGCCGATAAAGGCC